GAAGCTAATCTGTAATGCACAACAAATTGGCCTGCAGATATAAGTTGCAAGTGTTGTATTGCAAAATACTAAAATGCAGCGCCCTAACGGGATTCGAAAACGTACATCCCCTTGGGTTTCCCTCGGAGATAACGCGTAGATAACGCTAAACATTAATGTTATAACGTTATCGGCTAGGATGAAGATCCCTTAGTGCCTCGTTCGGCGGCATACTTTGCAAGCTCCTCCGTTACGATTTGCTGCATAATTGTACCTTGCCTTAAGGATTCCTCGGCGGACAAGGCATCGAGCCGCTTTCTCGTACGCTCGAAGGCGTCCTGCCAGCACGAAGGGTCTTCCCCTAGGCTCGGGAGCACTCCTTCCTTGCGGGCGAGTTTTATGGCTTTGCGCACGTTACCGTTAAAAAACTTAATTAGTCGGTAAGCGTAGAGGTCTTCGAGGTTGTTCCGCGCCTCCTCCTCCGAAAGAGGAGATTTTATTATGCCTTTCTCGGCCATACGTGCGCTAACCCGCTCTTGCACTTCTTTCGGAAGACTAAACCAGGAAGGCAATTCGGGGATGTCAGCTTTTAATAATTCTTGGGGAGTCATTTCTTTAGAGTGCAGAGGCTCGCTTGTTCCGCCGGGAGGCGATGTACTCGTCGAGGTCGGCTTTCGCGAAGCGGTACTCGGAGGGCGTGGCCTGGATAAAGGTAATGGCTTTCCCTCGGCAAAGCCTCCGTACCGTCTCCTGAGAGAGGGCAAGGTAGTCGGCGGCTTGCTCCGTGGTTAGTAAGCCTCCGGGAAGTTTCTCTTTGTGTGGTTTGCTCTTCAAAGTTTTGCGGTCTTTCTCCGCCGGTTGGCGACTTTAACCGTGAGGTATTTGTTAGCGAGGGGTGCAACGGAGAAGATCCCTATCCAGAAGGTTTCCCGGGCTGCCCGGAATTCGGGGGTGGTTTCCGTTTCCCAGACTTCGAGGAGATTCCAAGAGAGGCAATCCCAGCCGTGCTTCCAGAAGAAATCCCGCAATGGTCCTACTAAGGGGATCTTCTCTCCGTATTTTCCGCTACCTCCGCCGTGCATTCTTAACCGGCTTTGCAGGTTACAAGTGCAGCCGATGTAATGCATAGACCTCCGCTTGGCTTCGGCTCGGATAACGTAGACTCCGGCCTTGCGGGGGGCTTCCGCAATGGCTTCGGGAGTAAAGGGACGAAAAGGCAATATCTCCGGCATTTATATCTCTAGAACGATAAAGACCGTGAGGTTGTACGAAGTTGTACAGACGGCGTTGAAAACCGCCGGGCCGCAAAAAATTTTCGAAAAAATTTCGGCCCGTTTTTGGCCAAATCGGTTGAGGCGAAGCGGTCGCGGCGACCGTCGCCTCAACCGATTTAGCGCCCCTCGGATAACACGTCATCCAGCAGCTGTCAAGCGGATTTGACGGGCGGGAAAACTAGCTGTACAGGCGATGCCATTATGTCAAAAACAGATGCCGTTTCGGATGACCCTTTTAAGCGATTAAAACACATCTTCAACTACGCCAAGGTCCTGGAAAACCGGCTGCGGGCCTTAGGCTGGAGCGAGGCCGACTTAAAGCGCGCCTATGAGCAAGCGGAACCGAAGAATGAAGAGTACGCGGACTTTAAGCGCGCCTATGAGAAAGCGGAACTGAGTGCGCGCCGCCGCCGCAAGTAATGTAAAAGAACAGAATAGGGTACTGTTAGGATAAGCTCTTTACTGGCGAGCCATTCGGGGGGATAGTTTGCCAGGAAAGAAAAACGCGGCTCCCGATGCAAAAAGAAGCCGCGTTTAAGAACTCAAGCTACATGCATCCTATCGCGCCCGCGCCGCAAAGTAAAGCTCATTTCGAGCCCTCACCCCCGAAAAAATTTGCCCGCTCCCCCATGCACTGGGGAGCGGGCGGTAATTATGCAGTTATGAAACAAAAAACCCCAAAGGAGGATCTTTATGCACTTAGATAGTAACGGCGTTTCCGCCGAAGGCAAAGCGAATCTTTCAATACTCGAAGCGCAAGAGGCGGAGGAAGAGGCGGCCATAGCCCGGCTAGAGGCGGAGGAGGAGCGTCTAGCGCAAAGCGGGGGGGCGGAGATGGACTTCCTTTACCGGCTCCGGGAAAAGCTTCGCCAGCCGATTCTCTACGCCCACCGCAAAGCCTATTACTACCGGCCCCCCGAAAAGGAGCTAAAGGAATTCAAGCGGATCGTTCTCCTAGAGGGGGAAGCGCTCTGCAACTACCTCGTGGAGGGAATCGATACCGGGGTGCCGGGGAGAAAGCTGGCCAGCTACGTCTCGAAACGGGATTATTATATTCTCCCCGGCATCGGAGCCATCTCCCTGGCCACCGGGCGTTACTTTAAGGGGGGCAAGAAGGAGGGATACCAAAAAGGGCTTGGTGACCCGATCGAGCTGTGGCGCAATTTTAAGGGAACGGGATTCGACGAGGCCCTCTTCGGCTTAACCGATTGGCTGATTCAGCTCCGGGAGAAAAAGGCCCGGCATCTGGAAGATGTCCTCGGCATTAGCACCAACGAGCTAAAGCAACTCTTCTGGCAGGCTTTCGAGGATAAGGGGCTTATCGCCGGGCCGAAGGTGCTCTTTTACCGTACCCGCAAAGGGGCGAAGGATCGCACCGCTTGGACAACCGAGCGGGCCTTATGGAAAATCCTCCTAGAGGTCTACGGGGAGCTTTGCACGCAATCGCATTATACCGCCTCCCCGCACGGGCTAAGAGGGTTGCTGGAGATCTGGTTGCGCACCGACACCCGCTTTAAGGTCCTCCGGCGATGGAGACCCAAGGGGGTGCCCCTCGCGGAAGCCCGGGTAATCGAATATGCCTTCCTGCCCACGACGGTTCCCCTTAGCTTACCCCCGCGCCCGGAGCAATCACCCCCGGGCAACGCGTCACCGAGAAAATCCGTCACCGAGAAAACTCTCTAGTGAACTGCCATATAGGCAGTACTCAGAGAACAGAGAAGGGCGTATAGCGTAATAGCGTACGCGTACGCGTAACCTAATAGCGTAGTGCGCCCAGCTATAAGATTGAGTATATGAGATCTCACTAGAGAGTTTTCTCGGTGACGAAAAATCTCGGTGACTGGAATGTAGTGAAAGCTCCAAAAATTGAGCTTTGCCCTATACTTTGCCGGGGTGAGAGGAAATGTTTTGCCCGATGAATAAGCACACTCCACGCCGGGCCCCTTTCCTAAAGCCCGGTATTGCGAAGCTCCGCGAGCTGTGCCTCGCTTACGAGACCTCTGCCCCGGAGGCTATGTTGCCGAGCGAGCGGAAATGGAGACGGGTTGACCGGCGGCTCCGCCGGACGGCAAATAAGGAGCGGCTCCTAAAGGACATGACGCTTAAGAGGAAGCCGCACCTGGCCCTCCTCCCGAAAGACGAAGATTATTCGGAGCTAAGCCGGGAAGTCTATGCGCTGGCCGGGAAGAGTGGTTACCGGGTGCTTAAACGGGCAGGCCGGGACGGCTATATAGTTTGCGACCAGAATTACGAGGCCGTCCTTGCCGGAGCGGATTATTCCCTGACCGGGAAAGAGGCGATCGACTTCTTCCTTCATGTCGAGCACGACGAGCTACATACGGATACTCCCGGTTACGATGGGTAACCCCCGCGCCAGGCGCACTCTAACTGTCGGAGGGGGGCTTTAGGCGGGGGCATAGAGGATCAGGTGATTTCACCTGATCCTCTATGTTCTTCGTTTCCCTTAACTGTCCAGGGCGGGTTTAATAGGGAGGGGGCCGCCCCCCTCCCTGTAACTTAGGCCAATCTGACGGCTAGGTTGTAGCCTTAGTCTGTCGCGCTAAGTTTCTAGCGCTAAGTTTCTGGTAGACCCGCTCGAAGGTTTTGGTGGAGAGGGCCCAATCCTCTTCGTCCCAGGCCTCGCGCCCGGCTTTGCGCATCCGGCGGTACGCTTTCTCTATACCCGCGTCCATAGCCAGTAGGTAGGCGTAGCGGTCCGGGTATTGTTGGTTAGCTATATCCAATAATTTTTTCATAATATCTTTACATTTCGCGGGGTTTTCGCCATTTTCGCTAGCCCTCCGAAGGCGGTCCATTAACCCCCGGCGGGAACCGCTCGATTAGCTCGGCGAAGAGGGCGCTTGCCTCCCGGTAGAGGGCCGGTTTTTCCCGGAGGGTTAAACGCCAGCGCATGCGCCGGAGGCGGGGAAGAGCGGCGCTTAAGCCCGGGTAAGCGGCAAAAGCCTCCGCCGTGCCCGTTTTGCCGAAATAGCGGAAGGCCTCCGCCTCCGCTAGTAGCACCCGGGCATTCTGCCAATTCCCGCCCACGTCCGTTTGTCGATGCTCCTCCGTGAGATGGTGCTTCGAAAATTGGGCACCCTTATGCACCGGCCTTCCGTCCGGGCCCGGCGCATAGAGGCAATCGCACCGGTGCGCGTATTGCGCCGCGCTATAGTACTCCGGGCCCAGAATGGCGCTAACCGCGAAGGCGTGGATTAACCGCCCCCGTAGGATGCGGGCCCCGCTTACCCCAAGCACCATGTCCCCGAGGCATGCCCGGCGGCGGATGTCCGGCATGCAGATGCCGAAGGAGAGGCGGTTATCCGCCAGGCAGGGAGCATGCCCGATGTCGTAGGGCATCCGGTATAACCAGATTGTGGGTAAGCTAGTTGCAGTCATACTCTATCATTTCTCAAAGTCTAAGCTTTTCGCTTTACCCCGCCCCCGGCAGCGCATATTGTTTAATTGGACCTAGCCGCGCCTAGCCTCCACTAACCCCCTGCGAACTGTAAAGAGCCTATGCAACTAGCGAAATCGAAATGGACGATCGTGCCCCCGGACCCGCGCCTGGTGACCATGGAGGAGATGAAGCGGCGCTGCGGGGTAACCACCGGCAGTGCCCTCCGTAAGTGGATAGTTAAGCACGGCTTTAAGTTCGTGCTGGCCCGCCTAGCGGAGGGCAACCAGCTCACCCTAGCCGTTACCCCGGAGGTCTGGGCAGCCATCGTCGAGCACCGCCGGGCCCTGGGCTTCATCGTGAAGAGCTGAAAAAGCTACGAAATGTATCTATTATGAAAGAGAAAATAGTTGAACTAAACCCCGGGGAGGGCGAGGCCGTGGCAGCCATTGCCTATCTAATCCGCCGGGACCTTGACCGGTACGAGGAGGCCCTCGACGACGACGACGCCAATCCACCGGCGAGGTCGCTCTATGCGGAGGATGCGGATGAGCTAAAGCTAATCGTCGACTACATCCGGAAGTTTCCGAGGGGCAACGCCTTCTGGGGCTACGACGTGCACGAGCTAGAGATAGAGCCGCTCGCTCTTGCTCTCTATCGTCTCGGCATCCGGGCCTAGAAAGCAACCGGCCTCGGGGAAGCCGGGCAAGGCTCCCCGAGGCCTTGAATGATGAATAACGTCTAATGTCTAATGAAGCGATGCATAATAAGCTAGCCTTCGCTCGGAGGCAACCGCCAGGGGTTGCGAGTTACGATTCCCCGGTCTTCCGGAGCCTCCGGATTAAACAGATCTACCGCTACCGCAACGGAGGGGAAAGCATCGTCTATCTCTCCATCTTCTGCCATCCGAAGACGAAGCGGGTGCTTTACGCGGCGTCTATGCATAACGCAAGCCGGGATGCTCGCGGCTATGTCCATGTTAAATCGCACTCCCTCCCGAAGTTTATTGCCCGGCTTGCCCGGGCCAAGAAGCCGCCCGGCTATATGCGGGCGGATTTATTCGAGGCGGCCAAGAGGGAGGGCCTGGCCTTCCTCCGGCGTTACCTCCCGGTCGAGCACGAGGAACTGCATACGGATACCTCCGGCTACGACGAGTTAGCCTTCGCCTGAGAATTTCTTGGGAAATGTAATAGATAGAAACCGATAAAAACCGAAATCTAACCGAATGAGATAAACGAAAATGAATAATAGATTGATCTTTAAAGAGACCCCGCCCCTAGAGGCGATTAAGCGCCACGCCCGCCTCTTCTTCGATAATGCGGGCTTTAACGAGGGCAAGGCCTACGAGGAGGCCCGGGGGGCGGTTAACTATATCCGCCATGCCCTAACCAACTACGACGCCCTCCGCTACGAGATCCGGGTGGATAAACTGTACGAGAACGAAAACCCGGATATCCTGGCCCTGAAGCTGACGGCCTTGGTGGCCATCCGCAATAAGTGGCCGGAGTTCCGCACGGAGTGCCTACGGCAAGAGGATTGGCTCAACAGCCGGGCGGCCTCCTTAGAATATGGCCGCCGCAAGTACAATGTTATGACGGCGGCCCCGGCTAGCCTTCCCCTAGCCCCGGCCCTGGATCTAATCGGGGCGGGCAGGCCTACCGAAAGCGAAACGGCGGCGGCTAACCCGGTGCCGGTGGCGGCGAAGGAGCCGGATGGCAGTGAAATTGCCTTCTTTAAGGAACTGGTCGAGGAATTGGAGAATAAGCTCGCGGCTAAGGAGGGCGAGCTAGCCGCCGCCCGCCAGGAGATAACCGCCATGCGCAACACCGCCCTCGGCACCCTCTTCGACGAGCTAGCCGCCCTTCGGGCAAGGGGCACGGAGAGCGACGCCTTGCGCACGGAGAAGGAGGCCCTTCGCACGGAGAACGCGGGCTACCTTCGCATCCTCCGGGCGGTGCGGGCCGCGCTGGGCGCCGAAATAGGGGGGGCTCCGGCCCCCTCGGGCGAGACCCCGGCGGAGGTTATACCCCCCCTCGCCGCTACAACTAAGGGGGAGCTAGTGCCGAAAGCTAAACGGCGGTCGCCGATTTATAAAACGCCGGAGGCAAAGGCAAGAGCGGTCGAAAGTGCCCGGCGGAACGCGGAGAAGGCCCGCCTTGCGCATATAAACCAGGCCCTTGCCCGGCGGGCGGCCCTTGCCGGTCTGACGCCCGCCGAGGCCGCCAAGGTCGAAGAGGCCGCCAAGGCCCTTAAGCGGCATCGGCACCTAGCCCCGGGATCTCGGGAGGTTTTCGCCATAAACGCGGCGAAGGCCCGGGCCGGTCGACAAGCCAAGATCGCCGCCCGGCGGGCGGCGGCGCTTAAAGCGGAGTGAAACGCCCGCGAAATGTAAAAAGATAGAAAGCTAAAAAATAGAAAGACCTACAAAAATGAAAGAATTCGATCTAACCCCTTTTAATTTCCACATTTTCGAGGGCAAACCCTACGTGGCCATCGACCCGCAAAGCGCGGAGGAGAACGACCGCTTAGAGAAGCTCCTGGAGGCGAATGCGCTTTGCGCGAAGGTCTTTAAGCGAGCGCTTAAAGGCATGAAACCGGGGAGCATAGCCATGCTTATCGAGCCCCGACAGGTCGGTTGGACCCGTACCGGGGAGTGCGTGCTCCTGGTCGTGGAGGGAAGCTACGGGCGCTTGCCGGACGGCAAGGCGCAAATTAACGGGCACTGGTACGTCGTGCGGGTGCCGGAGAGCGGCTTCGAGGAGCTGAAGGCCGCCCTGGCCGAGGAGATGGAGGACCGCAAGCGCCATATGTCGAATCGAGGCTACCTCTATGTCTCCCCGGCCTAAGCGTAAACGGGGAAGCCGCCGGTTTCTCACCCCGACGGCTTCCGCTGCTTCAAACATATGAAGCGCCAATAATCTATTATCGAAGCAACCTAGCACTTGTAGGTGAAATCACCTGTAAGATAAGCCCGCGAAATGTAGAGACCTATGTACCCTAATTTACGTGAAAATTTAACCATTCCTATGATAATCCCCGGGGCGGGTTGGCTACCGGTGCCGATCGAGGTGCAAGCGGATTTCATGCCCGTTTTAGAGGACCTAGTCCGGCTACTCCGGGAGCATGGCGATTTGCCGGAGGAATACGTTCCGAAGGATGCGGAGGACCTTTTAAGGACCATCCTCGTTAATCTGGTTATCCCTTGGGAGAATGTCCCTGATCCCGGACTTTGCGATCGGCGGAGGAATTAATCCCTCGCCGTAAGCGGCATAAACCCCGCGAAATGTAAGAGTATGAAGACGAAAATGATTACTAAAAAATGCTCTAAACTACCCTTCGAAGGGGAAATTTATCGCCTGGCCGTAGAGGCAACCGCCTACGAGATGCTCCGGGAGCACGAGGACGAGATTAGCATTATTCGGGACGATACGATCATCCTAGAGGATGGCTATACGGAGGATATGCAAATCGATGAGGACTTGGAGGAGCTTCTGGAGCGGCACCTGGATGATAAGGATGGCCTTATTAACGGGAAGTATTACCTCTTCGACAAAGCAACCCGGGAGGACTTCCTTTGGGATGTCGTCCGGTTCATGCGGGAATTAGAGTTCGATCCGAATTGAGTTTCGCCTCTTAAATATGAGCCGCCAAAAACAGCGCAAGCTTATCCGCAGTTTACTGCGGGCCGAGCACGGTATCTCCCAAAGTGAGTTAGATCGCTGGTGCGCGCACCACGGGGTTAACGGGATGGACGAGGCCGGGTTAAAAGAACTCTATCGCGAATTGAGGGATAGCGATCCTCTCTATTTCGACCGCCGGGGAAACCTCGATCTCGACTTCGACTAATCCCCCCCGCAAACGCACGAGGCTCCGATTTCGCTGGCGATGAGTGGCGGGGAGGCTAAGGTATAGCGGGCGGCCCCTTAAAGGCGCTTAATTCGCCCCTCCGGCGATTTTCGCTAATTCTTCCATGCGGAGCTTGCCCCGCAGGAGGAGGGCTAGGCGGGCGGTAGTAATGCGCTCCATATCGATGCCCCGCGCCACTAGCTCGGCTAGGAAGGCCGCCTTAATTGTACCGGCCTCTTCCCCCAGCCCGGCCCGGTCGAAGGCGTAGTACACTTTGGTTATCGGTTTTAAAGGCATGGCATATTCCCCGGAGGGATAACTACCGATTACCGGCCCCCGTAGGCGACGATGTCCCAGTCCGGGCTAAAGCTGGCAGGCACTAGCTCTAAGTGGCAGCCATAAGCGGTGGTGCCCGCCGCTGCCCCGTCCTTACTCCCTTGGGCTAAGGAGCAGTAAACCGGCGCTGCCGCGAAGAGAGCGGCTTGCTCCTGCCAGTACATAAAATTGTTGCTTACTTGGGTTACCTTGACGGTTACCCGGAGCACCGCCCCGCTAGCGACAACGATCGGGGTAATGTTCTGCCAATACAACCCCGCGTTGACCGGGGCACTGGTAAAGGTGTCCTTAACCACGCCGTCCACGGTTAGCGTTAGCGTGTGGGTGGCGTTCAGGTTCTGGCTTAACACGTCCCCGCCGTACTGGTCGATCCAGCCGCCCGTATTAACCGTCCACTCGTTATAGACGGTGTAAGTAGCCCGGGCGTTGTTAGTAGCCGGGGTCCAGGCCGGTAGTAAATCCTCCGTGGTGCCGCTTTGCTGCGGGCCGGGCCGGTCGCTGGTATTCCGAAGCGCCACCATCGTCCAGTCGCCATCGCGGGTGACGTCCTGGTTTAGAAAAGCTTGTCCCGGCCCGGTATAGCGGACCCAGCGCATGTAAACGTCATTCAGATCCGCGATGGAGGCATCGACATAAGCCACCGTGGCTCGCGATGTATCGCTCGGGTGGATGTGATCTTCCCGGGCATACGGTACCCCGATTCCAATCGTGGCTACCCCGTCCATAATCGGGAGCACGTTGGAGGCCGGAGGGCCGCCCCCGCTACCGCCCGCGCTACTAACGAGCGTTGCCCCGGTTAGGACCGTCGTCACGATCTGGGGCGTGCCGACGACGACGGTGATTGGCGGAGTAGTGCCGTTACTCATAATTAATCGGAGTCGGGGTCGTTGGAAAGGGAGGGGAATCTCCCACGGTCAAGGAGCCGCAGGCAATGAGATCCGTGTTAGGATTGTTCGCCGTTCGCCTTAGAAACTGCCAGCTGTAATTGCCCTCGGTTAGATCGAGCGTGGCGGAGGGCACTAGCGTGCCGGTTTCGGTGTCGGAGAACAGGAACACGATTACGCCCGTCGTGAGGTCGACGGAGGCGGGCTCGATGGAGGCCAGCATGACGTAGCCTTTTTTCATGACAATTAGGGCCAGGGCATCGCCGAGCAACTGTACCGGCGAGCCGTCCGCGTTCTGGATCGTGAACTGTTGCAACCATTCGCGATTTCTGAAGATCGAGAGCGGGATGTTATATGCGGAAGCCATCGCGCTAGCTAACTACGCTTTATAGGCTCGGGTTAAGCCTCGGCTTCTTCTTTCGCTCGGAAGGGGCTAGACTAGCCGGGTTTATGAAGGAAGAAATCGTCGGCAAACTAGAGATGATACGTGAGCAGTTAAAGGCGCTCGCCGAAATCATGCAGCGGATCGAGGAACGGCAAAAAGAAATGGATAAGGAGCTAACTGCGTTACGGGGGCGGGCCGAACGCGCCTTAGATTAATTGGTTACGTTTCGAGGTATGCTTGCGCTCGTGCATCTCCCCGGCTAGCCGGGCGAAGGCCTCCGCGATCTCCGTGACCTTATGCCGCTCGAGCTCGACCGGCCCGATGGTTAAGCGCCGATCGGTGACAAAATCCGTGCCGGTAATGGCGATGCCGCAGGTTATGCGCTCCGGGTACAGCACAATCGCTGTATATTGGTTAAGCGGTATCTTTACCACGAACGGGTAGTTCTTAGACGACATTTAACTTAAATTACCGCCCCGAAAGGAAAAATCGATTTATGCCGGATACGATGAAAGAAAATATAAAAAAAGAACCGGAGCCGGAGATCACGCGTTTTGATTGTTATGAGGAAAACGATCCAGAGAAGCGGACGCTGTTATCGATTAAATTTTTACGACAATGCCTTGCCCGGCTCGATTCCGGCAACCCGGAAAGCATCGTGGAGGCTATCTACGCTTTACATATTTCCCTTATGGTGCATACGGAGTTTCTCGGCCCTTACATGCAAAAAGTTGGTCAGCATATAGAAGAGCAGCCCGAACGTAATAACTACATAATCAAGTTGTTAAAGGAAGGTATTCAAAAGATGGACGATCAAGACGATCAAGGTAATTGGTGGAAAAAGGGCGGATAATTTGGGCATCCGATATGGAAAAAGAAGCGTCGCAACTTGTTCGCATCCTGCTGGCCGCCACGGCGGAGACCGCCTCCGAAGTCACCCCTTCCCTCACCAAAATCGTGCCGCTAAGGCGGCGCAGCCCTTCCGAAGAGCGGGCCTATCGTGAGGGATTTGAAGCGGGTTTGAGCGCCGCTGCGGAGGCGATTAGTAAGAGCTTAGAGTCCTACCGCACGACCCGCCCGCTTTTTCGAAACGCTCAGCTAAGAAGGCTTCGCGAAAGAAAGATGAATTAAAAGTGACGACCTTTCTATCCGGCCCTCCCCCTATGTATCCCGATTCCCTTGCCTGGCCCCGGGCGGATACCCCGGAGCAAGCCAAACCGGTGCGGCCTAAGATTCGAATCGAAGCGGACGGGGCGGGCGTTTCCTATGCTGAGTGGCAAGCGCTCGTCGCGCTAGGTCTCGACGCCGACTTCGAGTCGATCGTCGACTTCGTCTACTCCGGCAAGCCGCCCCCCTTTGCCTTAAACCTACCGAAGGCAAGCCGCCCCCCTTGGCCTTAAACCTACCGAAGTAAGTTTTTCTTAATAGAAGGCTCGCGAGTCGGCGGAGTCCGGCTTCGGTAGCTGATCGAAGGTACTTTCCGCGACTTTGCCGGTGCGCATCTGCGACGCCCGCCCAAAACCTTTCCTCAAGAAAAACGGGTTTTAGCCTGTGCGTTTAGCGATGGTTTTGATTTAGCTCTTTGTTCGGCTTTAGTAGCCCAGCGGCAGTTCCCCGGTTCGTAGTTGCCGTTGTTATCGATCCGGTCGATGGTATGTTCCTTCGAAGGCCGTTCGTCCATGTCGGCGAGAAAATTACGGAAGTCGAGCCACCGGTCGCAGATCTTTATGCCGCGCCCGCCGTAAGCGGGATAGTGATCGTGTTTCGGGTAAAGGCAGCGTTTCTTCATAGACTGCCAGGTATGGTATGTTAGGCTAACACCTTTCGGGTAGCTGGCGTGTCCGTGTTCGTTGACGCGGGGTTTGCGAACTTTCGGGATTTTCGGGAGAAGTTTTTTAGCAGCTTTAGCAGCAGCCTTAGCTTCTCTTTTCTCTTTTCTTTCTAATTCGACGCACCCGCGACATCGATACAATAAAAATAGACCCGCTCGATTTACCCGGGTATAACCGCAGTCGCACCGTAATCGCCACCAGTTGCCGTACCGTCCGTCGCGTCTTACCGGTTCGATTACGGTCCAGTTATCGAATCGCCGTCCCGTATAGTCGACCGGTGCGCAGAGCGTTGTTAGATTTTCCTGGTAGAAACAGCCGCAGCTTTTTACGTGATTTTTTCGTAATTCTCCGGCGTAGACGATTTTTTCCTTACCGCAGGTACACCGGCATCGCCACTTCCTCGGACGACCGTCGAGTAGTTCGATTACGGTTAGTCTTCCGAAGATCTTTCCGGTTAAGTCGTAAACCATATCTACTTTAATAGAACGGTACTGCGACTACTAAACCGTGACTTTTTGATAATTTTCCTCTCTATTCGCCGCGCCGGTATTTAAGCGCCAAATGGGCGTAAATTCCAACTTACCGGGGGAGCCGCTGCGCTGGCCGATCGACCGGGCGGCGCGAGAGTTTGGCGTGCAGAAGAGCACCCTCGCTAAGCGCCTGGCTCTAGTTAAGGAGAAGCCACACCCGGTTACCCAGACCTACTCTACTCACCAGATTACCATCGCTCTCTATGGCGACATTCAAAGCGAGCGCCTCCGGGAGGTAAAGGAGCGGGCGGATAACCTGATGCTTAAAAACGGGGCCCTACGGGGGGAGCTACTCGAAAGGGAGGTGATTACTAAAGCCGGGGAGGAGATGCTGATTGCCGCCCGGGCCCTAATCGAAACCTCCTCCATGCCTCGCAATGAGAAGAATGACTTTCTAGAAAACCTAGCCTCCTGGCCCGTGGCGGTGAGAGATGTTGCAAAGAGACAAACACGGCAAATTCATATCCGGCGCGAAAGCGAAGAAAGCGGCAACGGAAAAGAAGACGACGGCGAGTAAGTCTTCCGCGGATTCCCGCAAGCCGATGGAGGTTGAGTCGGCGGAGGCCGCCGAGTTCGTGCGCCATTTACTGGCGTTACTAAAGCCGGTGACGCCCATGAAGCCCAGCGAGTGGAACGAGAAGTATCGCTTCGCCCCTACCTTCTCCCCCCGGCCCGGGCGTTGGAAGAACGATCCCTTTCAGGTCCAGATCCTTGACACGATCCTCGACGAGTCCGTCTCCAGCCTAACCCTCATGTTCTGTTCGCAGTTTTTGGGAAAAACTAGCATCGTCGAATCCGTGCTCGGTTGGATGATCGAGCAGGCTCCCTGTGCCTCCGTAGCCGTCTTCCCGAGCCTAGACAACGCCCTCATTTGGTCGAAGAACCGCTTCTCCCGGCTAATCGACGATACCCCTGTCTTAGCCGCCCTCGTGGCTAAGCGTAATGAGGCTTCGAAGACCGGTTCGGGAAAAAACACGATCGTGCATAAATTATTCCCGGGAGGGTTTTTCGTCGCCGGGGGTTCGAACTCGACCTCACAGTTGGCTGCCCATACGGCCAGGTTAACATTTTTCGATGAAGTGGACCGCTACCCGGTCATCGTCGGCAAGGAGGATCACGAAGAAGGGGATCCCATCCTACTGGTCGAGCAACGAGCGAGCCGTTTTCTAAACCCCTTTTCGATTAAGACGAGCACGCCGACCGTGCGGGGCTTTTCCCGGATCGAGAAAGAGTTCGAGCGTAGTGATAAACGGCGCTGGTACGTCAAATGCCCGGGCTGTAAAAAGGAGTTCGTCATCCTCTGGTCGCACATAAAGTGGGAGCGGACGGTGGACGAGAAGGGCAACGTAATCGAGGAGAAGCCGGAGACGGCCTACCTCGAGTGTCCGGTCTGCCAGCGCCGCATCTCCGACGCGGAGCGGGCCCGCATTGTGCGGGCCGGGCGCTGGGTAGCCACCAACCCGAAAGTGAAGAACCGGCGCGGCTACCATGCCAATGCTTTCCTAGTGCTGGGCCCCTCCAAGGAAGGCTTCCGGAGCTGGTTGCATTACTTCGCGCAGCGATATCTGGATGAAAAAGAGCTAGGCACCAAGGGTATGCGGGAATGGCAAAACCTCGTGCTCGGGGAGACCTTCGAGCTAGAGACGGATCCCCCGCCCGATTTCTTAGCCTTGCACGCCCGGCGGGAGCGCTACGCCGAATTCGAGGGGGAAGTGGTCGTGCCGGAGCGGGTGATTTTGCTGACCATGGGCATCGACGTGCAGCGCACCCGTATCGAATACGAGGTGGCCGGGTTCGGGTTGCAGGATGAGTCTTGGGGGGTCCACTACGGGGTCGTAACCGGCAACGTGCAAAGCCCCAAGTTCTGGGACGAAGAAGTAAAGCCGCTAATCGATAAGAAGTGGCGGCACGCTAGCGGCCACTGGCTAAGCCCCTTCTGCACCTTTATCGATACCGGGGATAAACCACACCAGATGTATAATTTCGTGCGCCGCTGCACGACTCACGTCTACGCGTCGAAAGGCTTTGCCGGGTTCGTGCCGAATTGGGTGGTGCGGAGCGGCGGCTCCTTTGCCAAGCTTTTCATAATTAAAGTCGATACGCCGAAGGAATCCCTCTACAGCAACCTCCGGCTGGCCGAGCCCGGGCCCGGCTACTGCCACTTCCCGCTGAACGAGAAAGCGGGCTATGACGAGGTCTACTTCTCCCAGCTAACCGCCGAGCGCATGACGTTGGAAGGGGCTTACCCCCACTTCGTGAAGCATCACTCCAGCGTCCGGAACGAAGCGCTCGACATAAGGGTACTTGCCCTTGCGGCCAAGGAAGTGGTTACGGAGGACTCTAACTACACGAAGGCCAGGGTCTGGTTGGCCTCTAAACCGGAGAACGACTGGCGGCCCAAAGAGGCGGGGCGGGTTCCGGAGCCGCACCTCGTCATACCGGTGCCCTCAGATAATGGGGTGCAGCTTACCCCCGGGCTAGCCCCGGCGGTTACCGCCCCGCCGCGGATAAGCCCCTTTCGCCCGCCTAAAACCGGATGGAGCCGGGTGAAATGAAGCCCTTTATTGAGCCGGAGGCGCAAGCCATTTTCCGCCACTATAAGACGAGCGAGGCGGTAGAGGAGCTAGACGCCCTCCTCCGGCTCTTAATCCCGGTAGCGGAGACGGTCATCTGCAAGAAGCTGGGCTACCTCTCCGAGGACTACCCGGAGATCCGGGCCTACGTCCTGCGCCGCATGTCGAAGGGGTTAGCCAATTGCTACGACCCGGAGCGTGGCTCCCTATTTAACTTCGTCACGAAGCTAACGGAGAACTCCCTCGTCGATATACTGCGGCGCAAAGTCTCCCGGGCCAAGTACGTGGTGCCCCTGGACGAGGAGAGCCTAGCCCGTTTCTTCGTTAACGGGGCCGACCACCGGCACGCTACCGCCGAGATCGCTTACAAAATCATGCAGGTAAAGACCATCGCCCGCGACCGGGGCGAGATCGAAGCCCAGCGCTGGCTGGTGCGCAACCTTTTCGCCTCCGGCTTTCGTTTCTATCGCCACGAAGCGGCGGATGCCATGACGGTTGTCTACAATATCACGCCCGACCGCTCCCGGAAGCTCTACGACATTACGGTGCTAAGCGTGCGGCGGATTTTAATTGGCGAGCGCAAGCTAAGGCCGGTGGGCATCGGGGAGTTATGCGGTACGAAAGCTAAAGCCTTAATCCGTTACCGCTCCCGTCTATCCGAGCTAGAATTTGCTAGGCTAGTCTACCTAATGAAAAACCTGGCCCCGGCCATAATCGAGAGCGGCGAGTTTTCGCTGGCCGACGTCCTCTACGGCCCGCCCGGGGAACGCGCCCTATTTTCGCATAAGGAAGCGCTAGCGGCGGCTGAAGCGTAGTTAGGTAGGGATAATCTCCGGTTATTTCGGTGTTTATGCCTTATATCTTATGCCTTTTCCAGCCATAATTGCCGGGCTCGGCGTACCGGCCACGATCGTCTTTCCGGACCCCTTAGTTGCCGGGGACACCTGGAACTTCCGGATGAGCACCGTCCAGTGGCCGGATTTTACGGCGGAGATCGTTTTCGCCGCGGACGGGACGAAACTAACCAGCCCGGCTACGGTCGTCTCCAATTACTTCCAGTGGATCATTGCCGGGACGGAGACGGCCAAGCTTATCCCTAGCCCCTACCTGTATAATGTCTACATGACGGACGGGGACGGCAATCGCTATACGGCGGAGCGCGGTTCGATCCGGGTCGTGGCCGATATTAGCGACCCGGCTACGCTGGTGACGGAGACGACCACCCCCCTCCAACAAATGTTAGCCGCCTGTGACGCGGCCTTAGTGCGCTTACTCGGGCAGGATACGAAAATGGTGCAATACGGCGGTCAAATGTATGAGTTCCAAGACGTGGACAAGCTCTTCGCCGTCCGCGACCAGATCCAGGCCCGGGTTAACGACGAGGCGGATGCGCTCCGGGGGGCTAAGAACTATCGCAAGATCGCCTGTGTCTTTACGGATTATTAAAAAATGGGCCTACTAAGTTCGCTCCGTTCGTTTCTAGCCCCGGTACCCCGGGTACCGGCCTTACCGGCGGGGGTTAAGCTTGTTCGCCGGGACGGGCTCCCCCTTGCGCCGCTAACCCTTAACGGGCACGCGAAGACGGAGAGCGAACGGTGGATGGATCGGATGTTAGACGCCTTTACCCCCGGCTCCTTATCCCGGTCCTACGATGGGGCGGTCAACGCGACGATCTACGATCCCTCATGGTTCGGGTCCTCGACTTCGGGCTCCTACGAGGTGCTGCACGGCTGGCGCCAGGTCTGCTACCTAGCCCGGGATCTAGAGCGGAATAATAGCCACGTCACCTCCTGGCTGCGGGAGGTTAATAACAATGTCTTTGGCAGCACCGGCATCCGGATCCAGCCCCGCATAAAACTGGTCGACGGTCGGCGGAAAGACCGCAGTTCCGGCCCGCTCCACCCGACCCTGAATAAAACGATAAAGGATGCCTGGACCGATTTCCGGCGCAAGAAGAATTTCGAGGTTACCGGGAAGTTTAGCGGGACGACCTGGGACGAGCTGCTAATGCGCCGGGCGCTAGTCGACGGCGGCGTGCTTCTCCGGCTCCACCGCAATTACCCGAACCGGTACGGCTTCGCCGTGCAGGCCATCGAGATCGATGCCCTCGATCTTTGGGCGAACGAGATTTACGGGCCTAACCGGATTACGACCGGGGTGGAGACGGACGATTTGTCCCGGGTAACGGGCTACTGGATTATCGATTTCGCCCAGTCGGATTTAATGGCGGTTAACACGATCGGTCGCCGGACCCGCTATCTCCCGGAGGATATCCTCCATTTCTGGTTCCCTCAACGCGTTACCTCCGTCCGGGGGATCTCCACGCTGGCCCCGACGATGATCGATCTTCGGATGCTTTCGAAATATGAGGAAGCCAGCGCCATCGCCGCCCGCAATGCGGCGGCCAAGATGGGCTTCTATCTCCGGGACCCGCTCCATCCCGGCCCCCAGTACGAGGGCCAGCGCACCCGGCCGGACGGGACGATCGTCGAGGAGGTGTCGCCAGGATCTCTATTCGAGTTGCCAGTTGGTTACAAGTTCCAGGCCTTCGATCCTGGCCAGCCGAATGACTCCTACGAGAGCTTCCGGAAGGGGATGCTACGGACCTGCGCCTCAGGGATGGGCATTATGTATAACACGCTGGCCAACGAGCTCGAATCCATTAATTATAGCTCCGCTCGCTGGGGGGCGGAGGTGGAGCACGAGTACTGGCGCCGCATGCAGCGCTACTACTGCGAATCGGTGCTGGCGGAGATCTTCCGGCCCTGGCTAGAATGCTCGATACTCTCCGGGGCGATTCCGGCCCCCTTTAGCGCCGTGGAAGAGATCTGTAACTCGATCGTCTGGCGGCCCCGGGGCTGGCAATATGTGGACCCTCTCAAGGATTCGCAAGCTGCCCTAGCCGCCATCGACGGCGGGCTTTCTACCTATAAGCGCGAACTAATGGAGCTAGGCATCGATTGGGAGGAGCACCTCGACGAAATCGAGGAGGAGCGCGCCGAGCTACAGAAGCGCGGGTTAGTCTTCGTGAATCCATTTGCTAAGCATCCGGAGGTTATGGGCTCCCTAGAGAATCCGGAGGCGGAGCCGACCGCCGCTCCCGCAACCGGAGGCGGAGCGGGTCCGGTTCCGACGACCCCGAGCCCGCCGAAGAAGAAATTGTTTCCGCCGAAGCAACCCGCGCCTTCAGCGTAGTTAGTTAGGCGAGATGCCGTCCAAAAGTTATTCCCTGCCGCTTCACGTCCGGGCCTTTACGCTCCCGTCGGAGGCGCTGGACGTGAAGAACCGGACGGTAAATATGTCCTTTTCGAGCACGACGCCTATCTTGCGTTCCCGCGACGGCTCGGACGGCAAGCCGGAACCTTACTATGAGGTCCTCTCCCACGACTCCGAATCGATCGTCGACGCTAGGCTGAGGAGCGGAGCGGTCCCGTTCTTACTCGATCACGACAAGGCCCGCATCGCCGGGAAGGTAACCGGCTACGAGGTTTCGGATGGCAAGGGGTTAGCTACCGCAAAGATAAGCCGGAGCGCCACCGGGGAGGAGTTCATGCAGGACGCGCAGGACGGCATCCGCACGGAGATTAGCGTCGGCTACTACCCGCGAGAACTGAAGCTAACCGGGATGCGCGGCGGGGTGAAAGAGTTCACCGTAAGCCGCTGGGAACCGTATGAAATTTCATCGGTGGGAGTTCCGGCGGACTATTCTGTCGGGATCGGTCGGGGAAACGAAGAGATGACGCGAGAGGCGATTTTTATTGAGGAAGATGACATGGAAGAAATTTTGGACGAAGAAACCCGGGCCGAACAGGAACAGGACCACAAGAGCCAGTACGGCAATGTTCCCTATGCCGATAGTAAGCATCACAAATATCCCGTCGATACAAAAAAACATGTTTTAGCGGCATGGTCATACATAAATATGCCGAAGAACGCTAAGTTCTACAGCTCCGGGGAACTGGCTACGATAAAGGGCAAGATTAAAGCCGCCGCCAAGAAATTTGGCATCGAAATCAGTGAAGAGAAAGCCGCCGACGATGACGGGGAAGATACGGACGCCGCCATGCCGAGCAAGGGCGGGGAAAAGAAGCCGATGAAGGGGTCGCCGATGCAGGGCGCGATGGATGACGAGGAGGACGGCGATGACGATGAGATGCCGAAGATGGCGGGCGGGGCGATGAAGCCGATGATGAGCGGCGGGGGTTCGGGAGCAACCCCGAACCGAAGCGTAGTTAGTAGGGCAGAAGACGAGAATACTATGGCCGAGATCGAAGTTACCCGTGAAGACATCGCCACCCGCACCCGGGATGCGGAGTTAAACCGTAGCCGTGAAATTATGGCGGTCGCCACTCGCTTTAACCTAACGAAGGAGGCCGAAGACGCCATCCGTTCCGGCCAGAGCGTCACCGATTTCCAATCCTGGGTTTTGTCGAAGCAGGGCACCCGGGCTATCGAGTCCAAGGTCCGGACGATCGATCCATATTATGGCACCTCCGAAAAGGAGCGGGGCACCTATAACCTGGTTAAGGCACTTAACGAAGGCCAGAAGGATTTAAGCGGCTTCGAAAAGGAGATCTCGGCGGAGGTCGAGCGCCAGGTCGGTCGCCGACCGGACGGCTTCTTCGTGCCGGAGTTCGCCCTCTTTACGCGGGGCCAATGGGAAGTGGAAATGAAGCGCGACCTCGTGGCCGGGACGCCCGATCTAGGGGGCGACCTAATCATGACTTATGTCGAGCCGAGCCTAATCCCTTTCTTAAGGAATAAACTGGTTGTCGGGCGGATGGGTGCCTCCATGTTTACCGGCTTGCGGGACAACTTCGCCCTACCTAGACAAACCGGGGCGGGCACGGCCAGCTGGCAATCGGAGACCGGGGCTCTAACTAATTCGAACGTTACCTTTGACCAAGTGCTGCTTTCCCCGCTGCGGCTCGGCTCGCAGACGGCCTACTCCCGCTGGTTGCTTAACCAGGCCCGGGTGGACGTCCAGACGGTAGTCCGCCAGGATTTGCTAGCCATTATTGCCATCGAGCAGGACCGGGCCGCCCTCTTCGGCACCGGCACTACCCAACCGACCGGCGTGTTTAACATCGCAGCCGATACCGTTTACCCTTCCGCTTATAGTAAGACGAGCCCCAGCGTAACTTTCGCTGCCTCCGGGGCTCCAACTTGGGCGGAGATAGTCAGCTTCGAAGGGCACATCGAGCAAAACAATATCGACCTCGACGATACGAGCTGCGGATATGTTTGTACACCAGCGGCTAAATCCACGCTGAAAACGACCGCAAAGGTCGACCCCCGCGCTACCAACCAATTTTATCCGCAATTTATCTGGGAGGAGGGGACGGCGGGGGGCCCGGAAGGGCGGATGAACGGCTATCGGGCGCTGGCCTCCAACCAGCTTAATACGACCAACCAGATGATTTACGCCAAGTGGAGCGACATGATCATCGGTTTATGGGGCGGCCTCGACCTTTTGACGGACCCGTACAGCCTGGCTAGCAACTACCAGATTAAGGTTATCGTCAACATAATGTGCAATATTACGCTCCGGTACGGGCCTAGCTTCTGTTACTCGACGAACGCGGCGGCGGCGGCGACGGCGGCCACTACGGAGTCTTCTCCTACCCCTCCGCCGAAAGAGCAACCTCCGCATAATCAGCGCGGCGGCCACTAACTGACGGCCATCCCTCTTAGGTTATTTTCCCGGCGAAGCTTAGAGAGTACCCGGGAACGTACTTAGCCGTAGAGCAATGAACGGTAACCCGCCTACCACCGCCCCCGGCTCCGGGGTAGGCAAGAATTTCCTCCGCTACTTCGATAACGCCCTGCGGGTGGACGGGGAGACCTGCGCGGTTACCTTCTCCAATGGGATGGAGCTGTCGGTGCTCTGCCTTTGGATCCACGATTACTCCGTCTATATTCATACCCATTCGCATGAGTTAAACGCCGTCGGCTACCAGAACGAGCAGCTAGTCATGTTCCGGGCTTCCGACGTTCCGGCGGCGGCTACCAATTTTATCCGGGCGAAGGATTATATCATTTTTAACGGGGTTAAATTCTCCATTAACCAAGCCCGGCTTAAGAGCGGCCTCTGGACCCTGTCGCTTTGGATCTTCGGGGTAACCCCACGCGGTATTTAGGGAGAGCTAGCGATGTTTGACGTTACGATCCAGGTTAACCCGGAACAGCTAAACCACGTCATCTCCGCCCTTTCCGGGATCGTCGGCGGGGCACCCTTTGCCGTAAACGAGGCGATCAGGTACACGCTCCGCCGGGTGCGGACTAAGGCGGGCCAGGCGGCCACCGAACGCTACAATATCTCTTCCCGCTGGGTGACCGGCCAAGCCCGGGCCCCGGTCGTGGGCGGAATGTCCGGGCGGATGATTATCGCCGGGACCCGCGCCCCCCTCCAGCTTTTCCCCCATGCCGACGTTTTCCCGGGCGGCGTCCAGGTCGAGGAATTACGCGGACACGCTATGACGTTGCGGCACGCCTTCGTCCGTGGCGGCGGGGTGATGACCCGGGGGGAGCCGGGCGCGCCCCGCTACCCCATCCATCCGATGGTGGGGGTTTCGGCTCCGGAGATGGTCGGGGAGTCCAGCGTCTGGCCGGGCGTAGAAACCTTTATGGAGGAGACGATGATGACCCGGCTAGAGCATAACATCGCCGCTATCCTGAGCGGCGCTATCTCGCTATGAACGGTCTCCTCTTTACAGCGTTAGACTTAGAGGCGGCGTTGGTCGAAACGGTGACCGGTTGGGTAAACGAGCCGCCGATCCTAATGAAGGACCCCTATAACCCGGATAACGCCGCCGGGGTCGTCCCCCGCGTCTTCCAAGGCCGGGTGCCTTCCGCCCTTACGCCCGCCGACCCTACCATTAATACTAACTTCCCGTATAAGGCCCCGAGCATAACCATTTCCGCCGGACGCAAGGATTACCGGCGGGTTTCCGGGATCGCCATCGTCAATATGCTGATTATTACCTTCGATGACGATCTTACCCGTAACGGCTACGCCGACGTGGAGAACATCTGCCAGCGGATCATCTACGGTCTCTATGAGTCCCGGATTATCGCCGGGGCCTTCCCGCTTCTAGACGAGATCGTCCACTCGGAGACGATTAACGACCCCTCCATCGATTACTTCGGTTACTTCATGGGCCGGGTCGAGGCTAAGTTCGGCATCTACACGCCTCAGCCGATGGAGGACGAGTATTCGTTCGCGGCAACCGACGTCGTCGTTTCGACGCCCGGGAAGTAAGGTTCGGGCGAAGCGTAGTTAGTCTTCGACGTGAACGATGTAATTTTTCCCGTAATCTACACCGGCCCGAATATCCGGCGGCTCGGGCTGTCAACCTACACCCGGTTTACCGACGGCTTCCCGCCCCACGTCGAGACCGTCTTAGAGCGCAACCCGGGCTTAAGACGCTACTTTGTGGAGTGGTGGGAGTTCGTGCGGGCGGTCCCGCCCGGCGCGCCTCCCCGAGCGGTGCCCTCTTCCCTCCCGCCCGCCAACCCGAAACAGGCCGCCCTGGCCCGGCGGGAAACGGCCCGGCGCGCCCCGGTAATCGTCTCCGCCTCCTATCGAACCCAATTATAAACGATTATGGCTAAGCGCGGTATTCAGGTCAGCGACGTCCCTTCTAGCCTTTCCGTCATCTTCCCGGTCCCCAGCGCCCATATCGTGGCCATTGGGGCGGCCCCGCTCGATACGTTGCCGGGGAAACCGTGGTCCGCCAGCGGCTACGCGAACATGGTTAATGTGGCCGTCTTAAATGAGATCCCGAGCGATTTTACCACCCAGCTCGGGTTTAGTACCACCTTCGGCCCCGGCGTGGCGAACGCCTATAGCTTAGCCGAGGTTTACGATGCCGCTTTCGTCGAGAGCCGGGTCGCCCCGGTGACCTGTATCAACGTCTACAACCCCTTCCTCATGTCGAAGGGGACCATGCTATCCAACCAGGTCTGGTCTTCCCAGAACCAGATCGCCCTTCCCTACCGGGTTATTTACTCCTCTCTCGTCGTCCAGGGGGCCACCGGAACCACTTACGTTATTGGTCTCGATTACACTTTCGCGTACGACGACGATACCACGGCCACCGGAACGATTACTGGTTTAGCCGGGTCGCCGATCCTGCTAGAGACGAGCCTCACGATTACCTTTTCCCAACCAAACCTGGCCGCCATTACCCGGGATACGATTATCGGTGGGGTGGATACCCAAGGGAATAAGAGCGGGCTAGCCGTGCTAGAGGACGTTTTTACGGTGACGGATTTCCCCCCGGCCATCGTTATTACGCCCGGCTTCGGCCACGACGTGGAAGTCATCGCCGCCGCCAACGCCGCCGTGCAAAACATTAACGGTGGGCGTTTCCGCGCCCTTTATATCGGCGACGTCGACGCCAGCCTGGTCCGCAGCTATTCCGGGGTCTTTAGCTGGCTACAGACGAACAACGCCGTCTCCTCCTTCGAGCGGATGGGTTGGCCAGCCGGGGCCTTGGGCCAGAAGCGCTACCACGCCTCAACCATCGATGCCGTCATGTTCGGGGTGACGGACAACCAATTTTCGGGAATCCCCTACGTTTCCAACTCGAACAAGAATGTTTTCGTTACGGAGACGATCCTCTGGGATGGCACGCCGGTTACCATTAACCCCACCCAGGCAGATGCCCTGGAGGAGTGGGGGGCGTTTACCTTCCTTTCTTATGCGCCGGAAGGATGGGTGACACTAGGCGATTATACTTGTGCAGTGACTTCGAGCGGCGATCCGGTCCACTTTTGGAGCTGTTTCCGGCGGATGTGGATCTGGCTCGGCAACGTTTTCAGCAAAAATTTTAATTCATTTATTGACCAGCCGGGCAACCTCCGCTCCCTCTCGACGATCGTTAACTCGGGTAACCAGTTCCTGAACACGATTGTGCAGGCCGGGGCGGCTTGGACGGCCCGGATGTCATTTAATCCGGACGAAAACCCGATCGAGAACGTCGTGCAGGGGATCTACACATTCCACGTACTTTGGAGCCCGGCATCGCCTATCCGGACGATGGATATCCTAATCGAGTACGACGTGCAGGGCCAGGCGGCGGCGATAAAGAACATAGTCCTTATCTCTTCCTAGGAGCGTATTTAGAGAGCGAGTATGCAATACCCTTCCGTCACCAAGAACGCGAAAGTATACAATGCCGACGACCAACAGTTCGTGGGTCTGGCCACGATCGTCTTGCCCAAAGTGACATTCGAAAAGAATGACATCAAAGGCATGGGCGTGGCCGGGTCGTTAAATCTGCCGGTGGCCGGGAACGTGCAACCCATGACAACGACCCTCACGTGGCACACGAACACGCTCCAGGCCTTAACCCTCTTTACCGGCGCGACGGGCCGCATCCGCTGCATCTCCGCCCTCCAGGTCTACGACACGAGCACCGGCCTCTTCGACGAGTTAGCCGAAGAGGTGATAATGAATGTCGCCTCCGACATCGGCGACCTCGGGCGGCGGGAGATGAGTACCAAGGCGGAAGTTTCTTACGAGTATTCCGTCGTCAGCTTTTCGCTATCCTTCAACGATAAGGTCTACTGGCACGTGGATCCGCTGAACAATATCTGTGTGATTAACGGGGTGGACCTAAATACCAAAACCCGAGCCATCATCGGTTAACGGGTTTCTTTGTGCAATTCGCCTAACGCCTCTACGAAGGCCAGCGCTTCCGGCAACGGTAAGGAAGTCCAATAAGCCATGTCCCCACGCTCGTGGGAGAGGACTAGGTAAAGTTTCCTTAGCGGCTTTAAGGGGTCGTACTCCGGAGTGTCCGAGGGCCGCTCAGGGATTATTCCTAACTGTACAAAAAAAGTCTCAACCGCTCCATCGCTCTGCTCACATTCACGAAACTAATCTTATTGGGGTTAGCGAGGTCCTCGGGGTAAATCTTGTTTAGATAGGCCAGTACCAATTGCAGGTAGAGGCCTTCAGCGTTCTTATTCAACGAGGTCGAATAGACGTAATGATGTTGGGTGCGAAAGGCGGCGTCGAGCTTAAAGTAATCGTCCCCGCCTAGGTCCGACGGATCGACCAGTAGCTTATCGAGAATTTTCTTGTCCGAGGTTAACGGCTTGGAGAGCTTCTGCCAGCGCTGTTCCTCCCGTTCCTCCTCGATTTCCTCGGGAGTCTTTTTACTGACGTCCGGGAGCCCGAAGATTAGCTTCTCGTTATCGTCCCCGCTCCCGTTCGGGGGTACGGCGGCGGCGCTATCTTCGACGAATCGTATCGTTTCGGGGAGCCCTACGGCTTTTTCGGTTTCCATCTTTAGAAAACTAAATACGCCGCCGGATCGTAGTTAGGGAACGATATGCCTAATGGATCCCGCAAGGAGATGGAGCTTGACATCGACATCATGGGCAAGCTTGACCCGAGTGTCATGGCGACGATTAACCGGGTAAAATCTGCGCTGGAGAGCATGGGGGCCGATGCCCGCACTCGCAACGAGGTAATGAAGCGGGCCTATAGCCAGATGTTCGACACCGTTAAGGCGGGCGCTAAGAACGTCGAGACGGCCCACCGCAGCGTCTTCCAGAACATTACTTCTCTGGCTATGAAGAGCGCCGGGAAGGTGCACGAAAAATTTGTCGACACTTTCAAGGACATCGGGAAAGAGGTCGCTAAGGGAGCGGTCTTCGGGGTCGGATTCGAGGCGGCGGGACTAGCCGGGCGGGCGGTCGAGGGGGGCAAGGAGTTCGCCGGGGAGGCGGTCTCCATGCGGGCGGAACGGGAATCGATGCAGGCCCAGATGGAGACCATCCTAAAGTCCCGGGGGCAGATGGCCGCCTTCGACTCGATCGATATGATGCTCCGGAACCTCGAAGGCCGTCGCATTCCGGAGCGCTACAACCAGATGCTGGAGGCTTCCATCCAGCTAATGGCTAGCGCCCCGGGCAAGTTCGAAAACGTGGATAAGCTGCGGGATATGCTAACCAAGCTGGGCGATGTCTCCCGCACCCCGGAGGCCTTTAGCCTGGCTACCCAGGCCTTTAGCCGCATGTTAGCGGAGGGCAAGGTCGACGCCCAGCACCTACGGGAGCTGGCCATCGATACCGGGTACAATTTCCGGGGGGCTATGGCGGATGCCCTAAAGGTGACGCCGGACGAGCTGACGGACCTAATGAAAAAGCATAAGCTGACCGCCGAGCAGACCATGCAAGGGCTTTTCGGGGCCATCGACGCAATCACCGGCCCGGGCGGCCCCGCCTACCAGCACGGGCTTGCCCAGCTAAAGGGGCTGAAGGGCATGTTCACGATTTGGGGCGGCCACATGGACGATTTGCAGGAGTCCTTCGGGCGGCAGATGGAGAACGTCATTAGCCCGGTAATGACCACCCTTTTCGAACACCTTACCCCGGCGGAGCTAACGCATGCCTTCGATAAGTGGACCCCCATGATGAAGGGGTTCGGGGACTCGATCGCCTACCTAATGGAGTCGATTACTAAAGGGCCAAGCGCGGCGGATATTAAGGGTATCGGCGACGCCTTTAAGAGCCTTTTCGGTCAGATCTTCGGCACCGGCGGCGCGGCGATGTTCCGCACGGTACAAGGCGGGCCGGGCGGGGTCGAGACGATGCAGGTCATGAATACCCAGTGGAAAGCGGCCCTGGATAAATGGGCTAGCCGGATCGAGAAGGTCTTGGCCGATATTGAGCATACCGTCCAGTTTATCTCTGACCACTGGAACACGATTAAGGACGGCATGCTACTGGCGGCGACGGCCTGGGCTGGCATGAAGGCCTACGACTTCGCGAAATCGATCGCGGGCTTCTTAAAGGAAGTCGGCCTTATGAACGTCACCGCCGGGGTCGTCAACGTCACCGGGGGCTTGCCCGGAGGTAAGGCGGTCGGCGAGGCGGAGAAGGTAGCCGGGAAACTAGCCCCCGCCGCCGGGGCAGCCGAGGCCGGGGGAGCGCTCGCCGCTGTCGGAGCCGCCGCCGCCCCGGCGCTGGCCGTCGCCGGGGCGACGGTACTCGGGGTTAACCTGATCTATGCGGGCCTACCGAAGATCCCGGAGGCGGCGAAGTACGATCCGGAGGTGCTGGCCGAGAAGCGGCGGCTCGCGGCGGAAGCTCAGTCGCGGATGGACGTCATGGAGGCGGAGCGTAAGGCGGGCATGGGCGGGGCGGAGGGCGATTATAAGGCTGCCCTCGCCGCGCTCACCCAGGCCCGGACCGCCCTGGCCGCCGAGATGAAGAAAGCCCAAACGGCCCAGGCGGCACTCCCGCCCGGAGCCGCCCCAACCGTTCTCCCGCCTATTCCGATGGCCCCGGTGCCGAAGGCCGCTCCGCCTCCTCGTCTACCGCCCGTGCCGAGCGCCCCGCCGCCGGTCGCGGTCCCGAAAGCGCCGCTCGCCGTTACTCCGCCGGTGGCGATCCCGAAAGCCGCGCCCGCCGTCCTTCCCCAGGCCCCCGCCGCCGCCCCCCTACTTAACCTGAGCGGCCAGACGGCCTCCATTACCTCCTCGCTCGATTCTTTCTCTAGCGCCCTGGCCGACGCCCCGGGCAAAGCGCAGGAGGCCTCCGGCCACCTCGGCTCCGTAGCCTCCATCTTCTCCGGCCTCCCCGGCCAGGCCTCCTCCATTAGCGCTTCCCTCGGCTCCCTAGTGGCGGCCATTAACAGCGCGGCCTCCTCGGCGGCGGCCCAGATCCACGCGGCGGGGGCGGCAGCCGCCGCCTCCTTAACCGTTTAAGCCCCTATGGCAACCGAACTCCAATATACGACGAGCGGCGGCGACGCGTTCGACTCCATAAGCTGGACCCTGTTTAAGACGGAGAAGTATATGGCCGCGATTATCCTGGCCAACCCGGGCTATGCGGATGTGGTTAATTTCGACGCTGGGATCGTACTAACCATCCCGGTGGTTCCCTACCATCCCAACGTTAGCGCGGTGCCCTGGGGGACCCTCATTCAGAACCGCTGAGAGACGCGCTATGCTAAAGGTGACGCCAACTATCTCTATCGGGGGCCAAGCCTTACCGGCGGAGATGCTAAATTGCGTAACGGAGGTCGTCTATAAGGAGGGGCTTAAGTTTACCGCCGATACGGTTAGCCTCCACGTGGCCGACCCGGGCGGGCTTTTCCGACGCACCTTCCGGCTTAAGGCGACCATCCCGGTGACCCTTTCGATTGCCACCGGCACCCTGACTAAGCAGTGCGGCACCTTCTACGTGCACACGCTTACCTTCACGGGGGACCGCTCCGGCGGCTGCACCATCGATATCGAGTGCACCAGTACCCCGATTAAGCCGGATAACTCCGCCCGCACCGAGCGCAAAAGCCGGGGCATCGAGAAGACGACCTTAAAAGATTTCGCCGCCAAGGTAGCCCAGGAGAACGGCCTAACGCTTAGCTGGCAGGTGAAGGCTAATCCGAAGATCGGTCGCAGCGACCAACACGATCAATCGGACCTTGTCCACCTAGAGACGCATTGCGCGGACAACGACCTGACCATGAAGATTAAGGACGGCGCGCTGATTATCCTCGACCACGACGCCTTGGAGAAACAGGCTCCGGTCGGTACGATAATTGCCCCTTCGATGGCTGATCCCGGGGGCGTTAACGGCGTCGGCGGCCTGCTTAGCTTCCACATGCAGGAATCGACCGAAGACACTTATAAAAGTTGCGAGGTAGCCTATTACGACCCGCGTACCGGCAAGACGGTTAAGCGGACGGTCGCCGACCCGGATTGTGCCGACCTCGGTATCGTGCACCGTTGGAAACACAACCCCCACGACGACGAGTCGACTAATCTTAACGATCCGAACACCTCTAAAGACGTGGCCGACTCCCCGCCGAACCCGACAAAGTACCTCTTAAACGCTATGCCTTTCCCGGTGCCGCCATGGCCGGGAGTGGTAACTTAATTTTATGGCCGCCAATCAGAGCCCCATTACGAACGTGCCGACCTGGCTTACGTCGGAGTACCAGAGCACGCTTAAGCAGATTTTACCGAAGGGCGTCCAGCTTAATCTCTTCGGTCGTACCCCGGCGGCCACCCCGGTAGCCGTGCAGGAGAACAACTCCAGCAAGGTTAGCCGGGCGGATAAGGTAGCTAAGTCCCGGCTGAAAAAGAAGAACCGTAAACGGCATCAGAAGTCCATCTCCCTACCGTTAAACCTAGGGTTAGAGGCGGCCACCGTCTATACCACCCAGGGCTTCTCCCCCGATCTAGACGGGAACTGGCTGGTCACGCAGGTAACTCATACGATGAAGAAGGGCGGCTCGACGACCAGCGTGGAGCTGGAGAGGTGCAAGACCACTTTCTAGACTAAGCGGTATCTTTGTTGCGTGTATAGGTTAAACATAGCTTCGATGTACTCCCGATCCGATAATTGGCTATCGGCCCAGGCGGCCAACCTGACGGGCGGCGGCGGTAGCCGGGAGCGGGTGATCGTAAGTTCGCGCTGCCGGATACGCACCATGAGCATCTCCACTAGGAACTTCGTCTTCCACGCCTGGTACCTTTTCCAGGATTCGTAATCGTAATTCATATGCTCTTGCCCGATTATAGCTCCGCCGACTTTAACCAGACGAGCCTTAACCTACTACGGGCCGGGATCGTAACCGATGCCCGCTACGGGGCCCAGGGGCCGGAGGTGCGCATCAGTTATCCGGACCGGGACCTAACCTCCGATTGGCTCCCGGTCGGTCAACCGGCTTCCGGCGGCCTGAGCGTACACGTCGTGCCCCGGCTCGGCACTAACGTTATCGTCGGCCATCTCGGCACCGGCATCGAGCGGGGGGTGGTGCTCGGCACCGTGCCGACCCAGAACGGCGGGGCCGTCATACCGGATCACATCAACACCGCCGCCATGCTCTTTGATGACGGAACCCAGATTTCGCACAATCCGATGACCGGCGCCACCCAGCTGGTCGGTTCCAAAACGATGCTGTTCGTGGCCGGCAGCGACATCGCTCTCCACTCCGACGGCGTGCAGACCATCCACTGTTCCGGCAAATGTAACATAACCTCCGGCGGCGACACCGTCGTGACGGCGGCCAACGTAACCATCGTCGGCGGCACGATCACGCTCGCGGGCAATGTCCACATTACTGGAGACCTAACCGTCGATGGGACGGTCCGGTTCGGTCAGGACGGTTCGATCGCAACCCACTTAACGAACGACGATGGCGCAGGAGGGGGCAGCTAGTTATCCTCGACTTTGGGCCTTGGACCCATAGCTTCCAGGAAATCTTCGTAAGACCAGAATCGTTCGGTGACTTTAATTCCGATCGCTCCCTCGTTTTCGTAGTCCGGATGGCTTGGATCGTAGCATTTAAGCAGCATCGTAGCCCAATGCCAAAACTCGGGTTCGTCCTCGTGTCCGATGCCGGGATCGAATCGCGGGTTAAGATTCTTAAGGTAAGCGCGGATTCGCGCCCGCTCGGCTTCGGTTTTCATCTAGTGTTCTCCGCACTGGATGTAGAAATCGGCGACGTTTTTTTGGATATTTCGTATTTGGATTTTCCTGTCGGCCCAGCGGACGTTTTCCTCACAATACCCGTCGTGTGGATTGATTCGATCTAGAGTATAGCCTATCGGTCGGGCGCCAAGTAAGCCGAGTATACCGAAAATAAAGCTTAGGGGATTGTGCCAGGATTCTGTTACGTAGATTCCTTTCCCGCCGTAATTTTTATAATTCGGGAGTTTTGGATGGTAACATCTACCCATCATCGATGTCCACGTATTATACAAAGGATGTGATTTAAGACCATGTTTTAAATGGGCGGAATGTCCTTTTCGAAATTCGAATTTGTTTCCCTTTTTAAACATAGTTGCCGGTCGATATCCTTTTCGGAAACCGATTTCTCGTAATCGGGCTTTTTGAGCTTCGGTGCGGGGATAGAATCCTGTAGGCATCTACTTCTATAGAACGGGGAATCGTAGTTAGTACCCGATGTATGGCGTTCTTGGAGCGTTACCGTTCATAAGCGGCCCGGGGCGGGTGTTTACCCCCTACGCGGTAGATGTAAGCCGCAAGAATGTTTGGGCTAAGCATAAGATCCTCAATTATAACGACGTTCTAGAAGACGTCGGCGTGGAACCAATCGAGACCACCTTAGAGATGGGCTTCCTAATCGGCTGGACGCTCGATCCGGCCCGCTCGCTAATGATGCTGGCCGGTTATATGGACGCTAAGATTCCCGCCCCCTGCATCGTAGGGAATACACCGGTCGGGAGGGGAATGGGCTCCATGTTTGTCGTAGAGTCGATGAGCGTTAAGGTTACCAAATTCCACGGCGCTTCGCCCGCTGTCGCCACGGCCTCGGTAAAGCTTATCGAGTACGCCGCGCCGCCGAGTCCACTAACTAACTTTCTATCCAATCCGATTGGCGCCCTAAGCGGGGGCGTGGGAGGCATCATCTCCTCGATTGGGCTGCCCGGCCCCCGGTCGATCTTCGGCTCCGTCGCCTCGCTCGGCTCCGGCCTAAGCCAATTCCCCAACTTTTAAATGCCCACTACGCCGCGCATCTCTAACTTCTCCGCCCTGGTCGGGAATAGGATTTGGAATCTCGACGGGAACTTCCAGTTTAACTTCGACGTTCCGGCGGGATCGATCGGCGAGGTCCTTCAAAACATCTACAACACGATGCAGACCCGCTACGGGACTCAAAGGTTACAGAGAACTTTTGGGTTGGAGATGGACTTTATCGATCAACCCGGCAACTTCGCTACGCTACAGATGCAAGTAGCAACTTTAAATGCGATAAGCTACTGGGAACCCCGGGCTAAGTTTAATGTGATCCAGTTCACGCTCGACCCTTACGCGATCGTGGCGGGCGTCTACAGTTTCTACTGCGAGCTTTCGATTAACCTCGACCTGCAACTTAACGCTCAGTTGTATACTCCGGCTCCGCCCGGGCCGGTCTGGGTAATCGACGGGCCCCTCGACGGCACCCCCAATGCGGCCACGCCGGTGCTAGAGACGCTCGTGCTCTGACGATAAAGGCGTAGGCGTAGTTAGGAAGGCGAATGGCAAAACCTGATCCCTTCGCCGGACTCCCTAACATCGTCTTCGCCCAGCTCGACCCTATTGCGTTGCAACAGGCGGTTATCGCTGGCTTTTGCGCGGCTTGGGCGGCGGACACGGGGGAGACCTTAGTGCTCCTGCCTTCCGACCGGCGCTATAACTTTCTTTCGAGCGTTACCGCCTGGTTAATCGGGGCCTACGCGACACTCGACCAGAGCGCTAAACAGAACCTTATCCCCTGGAGCACGGGCGGGTTTCTCGATGCGGTGGCCACCCTGTACATGACAACCCGGCTCCCGGCCTCCCCCGCCACGGCCCAGATCCGCTTCCAGCTCTCGCTCCCCTCCAACGCCGTCTCTACCATTCCCGCCGGGACCCAGGTCGCCTCCGCCTCCACCGGGCTCGTCTTTAGCACGGTCGAAGACATTAATATCCCGGTGGGGCTCATTAACGGTTACGTCTCGGCCAACTGCACCACGACCGGCTCCTCCGGCAACGGGCTCCCGGCGGGCGACATTAGCAACCTGATTAATTGGGCCGGGGCCTTTGTCGTTTCGGCGGCGAATACGGAGGTGACCGTTGGGGGGGCGGCGGTCGAGACCGACGCCGCTTTACGCTCCCGGTTGCTGGACGCTACCGATTCCTTTTCGCCCGCCGGTCCGAAAGGGCGCTACAAGGCTTACACGGAGGACGTTAGCTCGGCGATTAGCGATGTCTCCGTGATGGGTCCGGAGGATGGATTAAACCCGGGAAATGTGTTAGTAACAGTATTGCTCCAGAACGGCGTCTACCCCAACCAGGCCTTACTCGACCAAGTTTATAGCACCCTAAACGTGGATACGGTGCGCGATTTGTGCGCCTACTTGACGGTGGGGGCCCCGAGCGGGATGCCCTACTCGGTTAGCGTCCGGTATTGGATCGATCAGACCCAGGAGCCTAACGCGCTTAACATCCAACGGGACGTGGAGGCCGCCGTCTCCTCCTGGATGGCCGGGGTCCAGGGGGCGCTCGGCGGGGCAGTTGTCCCGTCGACGCTGTCGGCGGCGGTCATGGCCGGGGGGGCAAGTAGCTGTATTATCGACGAGCCCGCCGCCCGGGTCGCCCTCGCACTTAACCAGGTCGGCGTCGTGGTCGACGACCCGGTCGTCAGTTACCAGGGGCTGGAGGCCGACAGCCAGGTATAAATGGATCGCCAAGCTACTACCTCCTTCCTCGCCTACCTATCCCCGGCGCTGCAGAACGACCGCTTCTTCGTCGCCCTGGCGGAGACGCTCGATCCGCTGCTTCAGAATTATCTTAGCGCCATCCCGGTTAACCGCATTATCTGCTCCCTGGCTAAGCAGCCGCCTGCCGTCCTCGATCTACTGGCCGTCTACTGTTTTAATACGGACGGCTACGACCTCTCCTTCCCCTACGGGACGAAGTTGACCCTCGTCCAGAACTCGATCATTAACAAGGTCCGCAAAGGGACGCGGGCGGCGGTAGTGAATCTGCTCTCCATCGCTTTCGCCGCCTCGGCGGAACTAATCGAGTGGTGGGAGGATGACCCGACCGGGACAACCGCCATTCCCAATACTTTCCGCATCCGGATCGACCCTAGCCAGCTCATCGACCCGGCGAACGTGGATAAAATGATCCGGCTTATCCTGGCCATGAAAAACGCCCGCAGCTATCTGGCCGAGATCTCTTCGCTCGAAGTTGCGGATAAGGGAACGCTATTCTTATCTGGGAACGTCGCGCTACTCGATACGCACGTCCTCCCCTACACGCCTACGGTACTGTGAGAACGCGCTAGGAGGGGTCTAGGAGCGCGTTTTAGGCCCCGCCCGCTACCGTCTACCGGCTCCGCCGTTAACCGCGTCTATAGCGCGTATTTAGTAGGCGTGGGCTTCTCTGCCGTCACGATTACGAACGCCGGTCTTCAAGCGATCAACACCATCCTGTCTACGGGCGGGACGCTAGCCTTTGCCAGCGCCGACGGCGGCTCCGGTTATCCCACTGGGACGGACGACCCGAAAACCTTTACCGCCCTAAAAACGCCGGTCATGGCGGCCCAGCCGACGAGCGCAAATAACGCTGTTTTGTATCAATCCTCTTACAAAATTGTCTTCTCCTCGGCCAACGCCCCTTTCCAGTTTCAGCTTAATGAAATGGGGCTCTGGTACAGCCTCAATGGCGCTACCCCCTTTCTCTTCGGCTACAGCACCACCGGGGCGGCTAACGGCGATATCATTACCCCAACCGGGCCCACCGGGGCGGTGGAAAAAGATTATGTGATACCGGTCGTTTACTCCCAGGCCGTCCCGGTTACGACCGACGTCACGCTAACCGGCTCCACGGAATTACACGCCACCACCCATCTCTCCACCGGCACCGACCCGCTCCCAATCGCCTCCTCGACGATCGGGGGCCTAACCCCGAAGACGAACGCCAACGCCTCCCAGGTTCTAGTCGGCGATACGACTTCCGTCTGGGGGCCGATTCCGATTCACGGCTGGACCCACTGCGGCGAACGTCCGGATCCAATGCCCGTCTCGACGACAAGCTACTCCGGGGCGTGCCCCCAACTGTCCGGCGACCCAGAGACGGTTCTAACCGGCGTGGGCTCCTGGGGGGCGGGGCGCATCCCGGGCGAAATCGTCGATTATGCGGGCGGAACCGCCCCGGCGGGTTGGCTGCTTTGCGATGGAATGGCTTATCTGCAGACGCAATACCCGGCCCTGTTTAACGTGATCGGCGGCGGCTATGGCTGGTCGGGCGCTTACGGGGGGAATAACACCTTTAATGTCCCGGATTGCCGGGGCCGCTCCACTCTGGGAGCCGGGCAGGGCCCCGGGCTAACTTACCGGGGCCTAGCCGGGACCGGCGGGGAGGAGAACCATACCCTTTCCTATAACGAGATGCCTTGGCACAACCACGGCATTAACGATCCCGGCCACGCCCACGGCGTCTACGACCCGTCCCACGCCCATGGGGTTTGGGACGGGGGGCACAACCATACCTTAAACGATCCCGGTCACAACCATGATATTATCGATTCCGGTCATACACATGGGGTGGCCGATCCCGGTCACGGTCACGGGGTCTCCGATCCAACGCACAGTCACGCGGTCTACGACCCAGCCCACTCCCACGGGGTGGCCGATCCCGCCCACTCCCACGCGGTCTCCGACCCGGCCCACCGGCACACCGATGTCTGGCTGGAGAGGGAGGGCGACCCGATCGGGGTCGGGGAAGGGCCGAACACTATGCAAGGCGCTTTCGAGGGCCGGACCGCTTCGGCGGCGACGGATAATGCCTATACCAACGTCGCCATCTACAATGCCAACACCGGCATCGGCATTAACAAGTCGGGGACGAGCATCGCCATCTACAATGCGGGCACAGGCCTCGGCGTTAATGCATCGGGAACGGGCATCGGCATTTACGCCGCTTTTGCCAGCATTGGGACCTACAACCGCGCAACCGGCTGCTACAACAGCGCTTCCGGGGCGAACACCGCCATCTACAACGCCGCCACCGGCCTCGGCATCTACGGTAATTATACCGGCATCAGCACCCAGAACGCCGGGGCCTCCTGGGGCCATGCAAATCTGCACCCCTTTATCACTTTTAACAAGATAATTAAGACGTAAATGAAGCATTGGAAATACGATCTTTATACCGATGAGCAGCTCTCGGCTATCACGACCCGAATCGATGACATTCTAACCCTGGACGTGCCTAGCTTCGGGACCGCCAAAGAGCGCAAAACCGTTCGCGGGCGGCACCGGGTCTTAGCCATCGAGCAGGACGACGCCGGGGAGTACGAAGGCAAACACTACACCCGGGTTAGCTTGGAGCTAGAAGGGCCCTTAACCGAGTGAACTGTGGCCGGAGCTAAACTAGACATCGCGGTCACGTGTGGCCGGGATTTTTATATCTCGCTGACCAACCAGACGTCCCTCGGCAACCCATGGGATTTGCGGGGGTATGTGACCTGGATGACGGTTAAGGCCTCGATCAACGATCCGGATGCCAGCGCCCTTTTTTCGAGCGGTCCTTACGCTTCTGACCTCGGGTTCGGGAAGGTCAGCTTTAAACTGCCGCACGAAACTACCATTAACTGGTGGACGGCGGGGACCGGCCCGGTCTCGGCGAATGCCGTTTATGACATCGCCTATTCCGACGTCAATCACAACTTTAGCACTGTCTTATCCGGCGTGGTGACGTTATTACAGTCGGTCACGATTTCAATCCCTGGTGGGTAAAAGAATTTATGGCTGCCACTTTCCCGCCCGATGTTAGTGTAGTCTTAACCGTCGACCCCGACCTCAACGTCGAGAACCTCGTCGTCGATACCTCGGAGGTGATCGTGACGCTGGCGGAGACGCCCATCCTCCTGTCGATGGAGGCGACGAAGGGCGATAAGGGCCTGGACGGGGCCACCGGCCCGCCTGGACCCCAGGGGGTTAACGCCTGTACGCTCTCGGCGGGCGAGTTTATGGTACCGGCGGTTGGGGGTTCCGCCGTGGTAACCGTGGAGGATACCAGCTGGATCGTCGTGGGGCAGTTTCTGTACGTGGAGGGGGCCGGGGGCGCGCCGGATACGCCGGGGGCCTTTAAGGTGACGGCCAAGACCCCGACCGAACTCACGCTCGAAAACGTCAGCACCAGCGGCCCGGTGCCGGGAACGATGGTGCCCAGTGGCAGTCTGATTTCGCCTGCCGGGGACCAAGGTCCGACCGGCCCCCCGGGTCCCGTCGGGGGGGGCGTCGTTTCGACCGACCCGGGCAATCTCGCCACGCTCGGGAGCGACTCCTACATCCTGGTGCCGGAATCAACCATCTGGAATCAACGGCTTCGAAGCTATAACGCCCTGGGTAACCCCACCTGGGAGGTCGATCAGCGGGGTAACAGCGCTTATAGCACTAACGTCGCTAACAATACTTTCCTTGCCGATCGCTGGGTGCTGGTGACGAATTTAGCTAGCGGACAACTCGCCTACCAACACTACGACGGCGGGACGTTCCCGAACGTGGCTCGCGTACCGGGGACGAACTTCGCGATCTCCAGAGGATTAGCACAATTTATTCCTAGTACCGCACAGGCGTCGATTGGAGCCGGGGAATATCTAGGGTTTCAGCAATATATCGAAGGTCCACTCATGCGCGAACTAGCCGCCGACGTGCATAGTGTTTCGCTACTGGTCCAAAGCAATTATGCGCCGATGAAATTTAGCGTTTCGCTACGGGATCCGGGCAGTACCCGTAGTCTAGTTAAGCTTTGCACGATACCGACCGCCTATACCTGGGTGATGATTACGCTGCCGAATCTGCCGACCTGGGACACTGGCGGCGACTGGACGCTGGCCCCGGGCTCCATGGGCTATATCTTCACGGTTATGCTAGTTTGCGGTTCGACCTTCTTAGGGCCGGACGGGGTCTGGCAAAACGGCAATTTTTTAGGCGCCACCGGGATGGATAACTTTATCTCAAGTACTGGTAATGCTTTTTATATCGCTATGGTGCAGCACGAGCCCGGCTCGCAATGTACCCAGCTAATGGACCTCGATTTCGCTACCAATCTCCATGATTGCGCCCGCTATTTTTACTCTAGCTATCTCTACGGAGTTAAACCGGGAAGCGCTAGCGGCGCTTGGGGCCGGACGACTTACCTCTTAAGCACGCTCTACCCGGGCTACATCCTCGGCCAATTCCCCTACGAGAGACGCATGGCGAAGTCCACGGTAGCGGCTACCGTTTATTCCGACAATACCGGGGCAATTAATTCGGTGCGCAACCAGTCCACCAGCGCGGACGTCGCCATTACCGGGACGATTACGGCGAGTGATCTATTTATGCAACAGCTCCAGCTGGCGACGACCCAAGCCGCCGGTGACATGCTGACCTTCCAGTACACCGCCGATACGGGTTGGTAACCTCTCCCCCTATGCCTTTTACCCACGCCTTCGACCTTGGAATTTATGACCCGGACGCACAGATGACCGGGGAGGACGTCTTCGCGGTAGAGAGCGCCTTCTTTAGCTGGTACCCGGACCCGGGGGCGGCCTTAACGGGCTGGCTCTCCGCCGCCGCTGGACGCCACCGGCTCCCCCTGCTCACCCTCCAGCCCTACGCCATCCCCGGCAACGAGGCAACGCTCCTAACCGATATAACCGCCGGGCTCTACGACGCGATAATGAGCGCCGTGGTCGCGGAGATTAACGCCGCCACCTTCTATAGCGGTAAGCTTTACCTGCGCTGGGGACCGGAGATGGATGTCATCACGGGAAGAAGGTACCCCTGGGCCGTGGCCCCGAGTGTCGCTTCGACTTACGTCGCCGCTTACGATTACGTCACCAACTATTTCAGGCAACATGTCACGGCGGCTGCCGTCTCGACCGTTTGGAGCCCGGTAGCCGATTCGAGCGATGCGCTGGCTTATTACCCGCCCTCCGGTGTCAGCGTCGACTTCGTCGCGACGAGCGTTTACGAGTGGACCCTGTTTGCTTTGGATTACGGCTTCGGCAAGCCGAAGACGCCGGGGCTCTTTTGGTACAACGCGGGCTTTCGCTCCTTCGCCGACATCCTAAAGACTAAGCTCCCGAATCTCCCCTCCAATAAGAGCCTCCTCATCGCCGAGTGTGGAATAAGTACAACGGGCACCGGGGCGGAGGCCGGGACTAACTTCGGCTCGAAAACCTATCAGCGGGAGTGGGCTTTTGCCGGTTTCGAATCGATTAAGCGGGGGGATTTCCCGCTGGTCTCCGCGCTGGTCTACTCCAACTCCACCGACCCGGCGGACGCCTGGGCCCCCTATGAGACGGTAGGGCCGGATTTCCATATTTCGACAGACGTTTTTCGATCCTGGTTTGGTGAATGAATGCCGAGCAAGCGCCGCCGCCGAAGAATAACGGCTCCGGGCTGAATTGGCCGACTGTTATTCTTATCATTCTAACCGGGGGCGGGAATTTTTTCGCCGTGCAGAAGAACGCGGGCGAACGACAATTCGAGCAAGAGGCGGCCCTCCGCCAGATTCGGGAGTTGCACGCCGCCCTCGACGACTTCGAGGGGCGGCAAAAAGAAGAGCTGATCAAAATTGCGGAGGTGCTCCGCAACCAAAATACCTTGCTTAACAACCAGACGCGGGCGCTAGAGGAGCTTAGGAAATCGGGCTCGCCTTAATCGCGAAGTAACGCTCTGCCGTCTCCCGATCGACGACCTCCCAGTAATGCCGCCGGAGCATTTGCACGGAGTGGTCGGCCTGGGCGCTAGTCCACTCGAACCCCTTTAAGGCGACGGCGTGGGAGCAAAAGGAGTGCCGCAAGACGTTCTGCGGCCAGGGGACGATCCCCGCCGCCTTGGCCGCCATCTCTAGGGCGTGGCTTAAATTCTTCCGGGGCATAATCGAGCCCTCCGCCCGGGCAAAGGGGGCGAGGATTGCCTTTAGATTTTCCGGCACCTCAATCAACTTCCGCCGCCGGTTCTTCGATTTCCCGAAGGGGAGGTCGATAAGGTTGCGGTCGAGTTTTATCTCCCTCCAGTCGAGTTGCGTTATCTCCGCCCGGCGGAGGCCACTAAAGGCGGAGAGCGCGAAGTAAGGCACGAAATCGGGATCGGCGGCCTTAAGGAAGGCTTCCAACATCGCCGGGGTAAGAATGGCCACCTGCCGGGCCTTGGCGCTCGGGTCGTGGAAGCCGTTAACCTTCTCGAAGGGGTAGACTTCGATGAGATTCCATTCTTTCGCCAGAGCGAAGACCGACCGCAGGTAGCCAAGGTGCCGGTTTCTCGTTTTGACGGCCAGGGGAAGGGAGGCCAGCCAGGCCTTTATCTCCGCCCCGGTTAGGAGCTTAACGTGCGAGGTTCCGAACCGCCCCTCGAATTTCTTTAGCGTTTCCCGCATTGACTCGGCGTGCCGGGCGGAGATCTCCCCGGTGGCAAGGCGACGCTCGAATTCCGCCCCTACGCGCTCGCATAAGGCCCCTACGCTGACCGAGGTAGCCAGGCGGTCTAGATATGCCGTATAGAAGCCGACGGCGTCCGAAATCGATTTTCCGTAAGGGGCGAGCTTCTCCGTGGCGGCAATCGCCTCTAGCCGGGCGACCGGGGAAAGCGCGACCTGCGTGCCGTGCGCCTTTATCTCCGCGTTGCGGTGCGCCACGGCGGCTTTCGCTTCCTTCTCGGAGCGGAACCAAAGCTGGACGCGCTTGCTCCCGGCGAAGCCGGAGACGTACCAGTGCCGACCCCGGAAGGGCTTTTCCCGGTAATCGTAGCTAAAGAGTAAGGGGCGGTGACGAGGCATACGTTTTTCTCATTACGGTAGAACGAGGAGAAACGTTAACGCCAAGATAACGCTAAAATCCAATATTAAGTCGTTTCGAGTTGTCTAAAGACCGCCCCTCCCTAGGGAGCCGGGCGACCCTAACGGGATTCGAACCCG